TGGTGGAAGACCCGTAACGGGAATCAATCTTCTTTTACTCATAAGTGAGATGGAAGGTACTTATCAACATCTCAAGTATATGGGATTTGAAGAGGACATGAAGTTCATTGATGAGATGAAGAAGAGGTATTATAAACTCTACTTCAAAACAAAGAAAGGAGAAAACAATCCTCTGTAGCTCAGCGGTAGAGCCATCGACTGTTAATCGATTGGTCGCAGGTTCGAATCCTGCCGGGGGAGTTGCCTCTGTAGCACAGTGGTAGTGCAGTGCTTTTGTAAAGCAAAGGTCGCAAGTTCAAATCTTGTCGGAGGCTTGACAAAATTTCGGTTTTGTCTTATATTAACATCCTTAACCTTACTCTAAATATTATTACAGGCGAGAACTAATATGGAAATTGTAGAACCTCATTCGACAATTTTAGTTCTTAATAGTTCTTATGAACCTCTTCACTTTACAAATTGGAAAAGAGCAATTATACTATTGTTCAAAGAAAAAGCAAAGTTAATATCAAAACGAGTGATTCGATTGGTAAACTATGTTATTATTCCATTTAGTAGAATGAACAATATGTATCCAACTAAAAACTTGATTTACAAGAGAGATAAAAATAAATGTCAGTATTGTGGATCGACAAAAAGTTTAACCATTGATCATGTTATTCCGCGTAGCCGTGGTGGTAAAGATACCTGGGAAAATTTAGTGGTTGCATGTTCACCTTGTAATATTAAAAAGGGTGATAAGATGCTGGAACACACTGGAATGAAGTTATCTTCAACTCCAAAAGCACCGATTAGTAAAGTCCTTATAGATTTGACTGATTCAAAAGTTCCAGAATGGCAAGAGTTTATCTTTGAATAAACACTTGACAAGATAATCCAAACAGGTTATACTTGTCTCATGGTTAAAGGGTTTAGTTAACTAAATAATGTTACTACACCCCGTGATACATGCCATACGCAAACAAAGAAGACCGACAACGTTATCAAACTGCTTATAAAAAGGAGTATGATAAACGGTCAGATGTCAAGCAAAAACGTAAAGAATTACGTGAAGCACGTTCTAAACGAAACAAAGAGTTTGTTTTAGAACAAATGACACCTTGTATTGTTTGTGGTGAAAATGATCCTGTGGTGATAGATTTTCATCATTTGGATCATACAGAGAAAGAGCATGGTATTAGTAAACTAATACATAATAACTCTTCTTTAGAAAAGATTAAAACAGAGATTGACAAATGTGTTTGTCTGTGTTCTAATTGTCATCGTAGAGTCCATGCCGGAACTCTACAACTGCGGGATTAGTTCAGTTGGTAGAACGTCAGCCTTCCAAGCTGAATGTCGTCGGTTCGAATCCGATATCCCGCTTCGGTAAACCCTAAAAAGTTTTCCGTATAAATACTTGTTCGTAACTTTAATGTTACGAATTACAACAAACAGAAGATGCCTCAAGTACTCGCATCAGTTTTGTTGACCGGACCACAGTAGTGTGGTATACTAAATCTGCGATCGGGAAGTCGAGTCCGATCCATCATCTGCGGGTAACCATTCCGCAAGTAAATTTAACGAGGTATCTAAAATGATCAAATCTGTATTCGCAGCAACTGCTGCTCTCTCCATGTCCGCTGGTGCTGCTTTTGCAGGTCCCTACGTGAATGTGGAAACCAATGCTGGTTGGGTTGGAGATGACTACTCCGGAGCCGTCACCGATCTGCACGTAGGTTATGAAGCTGGTCTTGGTGATTCTGCTGCATGGTATATTCAAGGTGGCCCTTCGATCGTCTCCCCTGACGGTGCAGAGTCTTCCACCGAATTCTCTGGTAAAGTCGGAGTTTCTGCTGGTCTGACCGATCAACTGTCTGCTTATGGTGAACTCTCTGCTGCTACTACTGATCAAGAGTTCGAAGATCTGAACGTTGGTGGTAAACTGGGTCTGAAGTACGCTTTCTGATTTTCAGAATAAGTGCTATAATATGAGGGTCTTCGGGCCCTCTTTTTTTATGAAAAAAATTTTACTATCTCCAGTCACTCACTTCAATCTTTTGATTGTAGGAACTTTAATCCTTATAGGTGTAATGCATAATCGGGCACATCATAAAATGGAAGTGGATGTTGATGGATATGCAAGACAGTTTTGTAAAAAGAATGTGGAAAAATGTAAATCTTTTATTGGTGAATATTAATGACCGTTCCTTTTTATATTGATATTGAGTATCAAAAGGTAGAAGTTCCTCAAGAAATTTTATCTTATTGCGATGCATTTACTACGGATGCCACTCGTGAGGAACTTCGATATCTTGATTGTGTTTATATGAATATGGGCCTTTATGGAAATGATCCTGAACAAATGAAAGAGATGAGGAGACGTTATAACTATAATGTGCGACCTGTTTTTGATTGATGAAAAAGAAACTTAAAAGGACAATCAAAGAATTTTTCAAACCATCTGAAAAACTAAATCATGAAAGTCTATATGAAATGATTGAAAATCTTCAATATAGGATTAGTGATATGGAAAGTGAACACATGATTATGATGTGTGAACTTCGAAAATTATATACTTTGGTCGGCAAGGAGCACACAAATGAAAATTAATTTGTGGTACTCTAAAAGTATGAAGCAGTGGAGATGGACTCTCTGCGAAGAAACTAAAAAAGGTGCGGTATCAGAGTGTCATTCTGGCCAACAACCACTTTTAAGAGATGCGATGGATGATGTTGCTAATACTGTTGAATACATTATTAAATCAAAATAAATTTTATATTTTTATTCATGGAAATTCCAATTTTTAATAAATCTGGCAATCAGGTAAATTCTATTCATATCTCTGACACTATTGAATATATTGATGGTAGAGTATGTAAGGGAGAAAAAAATTATTATAAGGGTATAGGGGTGCCTTATTCTATGCATTATATACATCCAGATGATATGAATGATGAGTATGAGTATATTGATCGTCACTCTGTATTCTATATGGGCAATATAGTATCAAAAAAATGTTTTAAAGATAAATTTGGAATATTTCAAGAAAGATATCAACCTCATTTTACTGATTGGTTGGGTGCATGTGGGATTAAAGAATTGAATATTTTTGAGAATCTTTATGATGAAGGTGGTTTTGAAATGAATTCTATTGAAATTTTAGATAGAGAAGTTATAGATAAAGATAATGAACAATATTATCTCAAAGTAAATTATCTAGATGGTAGGGGAAATTATTTAAGTAATCCACAACCAAAAAACTTAAGGATATTGCTTGATTATATGATTCAAAGTGATTGGAATTTTCCATGGGATAAAAATTCAATAACAGATATTTCAACAAAATCCAAAGTGTCTGATGTTGCAGACATTTTTAAATCAAAAGAATTGAAACATAAAATAGGTAGCATTTATTCTGTTCTCTATAGTTTGTATCATTCTGACAAGAAAGAATATCATAAATTCTGTGATGTGAATGGATTGCAACATGTGAATCAAATGAGCTTTGTTTTCAATACAATATCATTATTGGTTTTTAATAAAGTTGACATTTCAGAAATTACTTTCAAAAATCCTGTGGAATCATATAAGCACATTGTTTTGAATTATTTGATTGACGGCAAAAATTGTGGATTTTGTGGAGTTGGTAGTTGTAAAGGTAGGAAAGATAGTAATCAATCTTATGGAGAAGAGATTAGAGATGAATATGTTAGAATGACAAGACAGCAATTGAAAGTATAAATAAATTTAAAATTGAAGAAGTTCAGAACAATACAATGGAAAATATAAAAATTAGATGTCGCTCCTGTGGTAGGGAGTTGGAGGGACATCAGAATAAGACGGTTTCTTGTGGATGTCCAAACATGGCAACTATTCGTGGTGATAGAGTTTCAGCAGTTGACTTATCTGAAGTTGTTATGCTAAACTCTTATCAATCCCAAAATAAAAAGGGAGTTCTGTCACAACAAGATATTCAGTGGCAGGAGCAAAGACGACAACGTAAAGTTCGTAAATTGGACTTTGAGGTTCGTTGAATTGGAGAGAGTCCGGTTGGTCGAGGACACCGCCTTGAAAGCGGCTGGGGGTAACACCTTCGCAGGTTCGATTCCTGTTCTCTCCGTTTCGGGCATTAGCGCAGTTTGGTAGCGCGTTCCGTTTGGGGCGGAAAGGTCATAGGTTCAAATCCTATATGCCCGATTAGTAAATTTACTAAACTAAAAATCAATGAAAATTTTTCTGGACACAGCTGACACTGAAGTTATTCGCAAGCATTTTTCAACTGGTCTTATTGACGGAATTACAACTAATCCAACACTCATTATGAAGAGTGGTAGAAATCCAGAAGATGTCTATCAAGAATTGAAAGACATGGGAATTAAAGACATTAGTATGGAGGTTATGGGAAGTGCTGATGAAATGTATGAAGAAGGATTTCGTCTTGCTGAAAAGTTTGGTGAAGTAGCAACAATTAAAGTTCCTTGCACTCCCGAAGGACTGATTGCTTGTAGAAAACTTTCTCTCAAAGGAATCAAAACTAACGTAACTTTGATTTTTAGTATCGCACAAGCGGTGTTAGCATCAAAAGCTGGTGCTACTTATGTGTCTCCTTTTGTGGGTAGACTTGATGATCAATCTGTTGCTGGTCTTGAAGTAGTCCGTGGCATTTCTGATATGTATCGTATTCAAGGACGCCGTACACAGGTTCTTTCAGCATCTATTCGTAGTGTTCACCGTGCTGTTCGTTCTTGGTATAATGGTGCTTCTATTGTTACCATGCCACCAAAAGTTTTTGAACAGATGTATAATCATATTTTAACAGATAAGGGAATGGAAATTTTTGATCATGATGCGTCCATGATTAAGAATTGATAAGTAATTGTGTGTTGATACTAAAACACAATTGAAATTCTTAAAATCCTGATTATAATAAGTAGTGATAAGACTCACTACGGAGAACTAAAAATGGATCAACACACCTATGATAATTGGGTGAAAGTAAAAGAAACATTTGAAGCATCGGGAAATACTAATAACTTCTTCTACAAAAGAGCTCTTCAAATTGTTGCTACAGGAAAAGATCCACTAAAAGATTATCTAGAGTGTAAACAAACATAAATTGACATTTACTTTTGTTTATGGGATAATTAATATGCGTAAAAAATAATTTATGGACATTTTTACGGTACATGAGTGGGAAAAAAATTTTGATGAACTCTTTGCGAGAGTTGAAAATGGTGAGACTATAGGAATAATTAATGATAAAGGAGAGGCAGCTATAATGGCACCAGCAGATGACTTTCCTTTTCATCTATATACAGAGAACAATAATGAAGCCCCTTGACAAGTTGCTCCATTATCGTCTATACTAACATCAATAACACTCACAACAATGGCACTGACTGAAAAATTTAAGACCAAAGATATCAGCGTTTTACGTGCTGCATCTAATGGAGATTTTTTTCTTGACGTAAAGAATCCAAAACTTTACAAAAAAGTCCGTCGATATTATGAATCTGAAGGAGTAGTATTCTCTGGAGATCCTCTCGATGATTATGAGATCCTCATGGAATACATCTATCAAGATCTGCTTGTTGAGGTTGCCTGATGAAAATCATTCTGGAACGTTTTCCATATCGATATATTGAATGTGGAATTTTAGAAAATGGATTTCCAGACTACAGAATTCAAAAAGCAGATTCTTGGACTAAACGATATCATGATATGTATCTTTTAGATAATCAAATGCAACTTCTGACAGCAATGGAAGATTTTGATTATACTCTCTGGTTAGATGGACAACCATGTTACAGAGAAATAAGGGGTGATAGAGTAGTATCTCGGTATAAATAACCAGAGATACTCCAATAAAATGCCATATAAAAACAAAGAAGATGCTGCGGCTCAAAAGAGACGATGGAGATTGGTTAATCCTGAAAAAGTAGCTGAAACTCAACGAAGATATAGGGAAAACAACCCATACAAATATGCTGATAAAAGAACAAAAGAACAGCATAAAATAAAAAATAATCTTCAAAGAGAATCTAGAAGAAAGTTTTTATATGAGCAAAAAGGAGAAAAATGTTGTCAGTGTGGTTCAACTGAAAATCTTGAGTTTGACCATATCAATCCCTCTTTAAAGACATCTAGACAGTCATTTCTTTCAATGGGGCTTGAAACTATTAAAGAACAACTTGATAATATTCAAGTTCTTTGTCATGATTGTCACAAGAGTAGAAGTACATTTCAAAAAAATGCTGCTTGGAAACTCTTCACTTCTCTTCCCCTTGAAGAACAGGAAAGACTTATATCGGAGCAGATATAGATTCTTGAATAAATAATAAAGGATTTCAATTATTAATAATATGGCAACAAGAGGAACAGCAGCAAAATCTGCAAGTGGTGCAGCAATGTCAAAGTATGATGTAGAAGTTGAAGCAAGACTTAAAGCACTTGAGTCTAAAGCACATACACCTTGTGGTAGTGGTGGAGATTCTGAAAGAATTGCGGCACTTGAAGCAAAGGTTGATGATTTAATTTTTAAACTTTCTAAAAAAATGTCTCTCTGATATTTGATGGGTTGCAATACCCATCTTTTTTTGTATAATATATTATAAATCATTGTTAAAATGAAAATAGGATTTAATTGTAGTTCATTTGATTTGTTTCATGCTGGTCATGTGACAATGTTAAAGATGGAAAAGCGAATATGTGATTACTTAATCGTTGCACTTCAGGTTGATCCTACAGTAGATAGGCCTGGGATTAAAAATAAACCCATACAATCTGTATATGAACGGTATGTTCAATTGCAGAGTTGTAAATATGTCGATGAAATTCTTGTGTATGAAACGGAAGAAGACTTATTGAATCTCATTCAAACACAAAATATAGATGTTAGATTCCTTAGTGAAGAATATAAGGATAGGGATTTCACTGGGAAGCAATATTGTATTGACAATGGCATAGAAATTCATTATCATTTGAGGAGGCACAAGTATGCTTCTTCTGAACTTCGTAATCGAGTTTATTTTCTTGAAAAGAAAAAAAGAGAACAAACTGTACAAGGAGCAGAGACAAATATTGATGAGTTGGAACAATACTCTCCTAAACTTTTGGAAAAATATAATCAAAAATGACAATTTTAGTTACAGGTGGTGCAGGATTTATTGGAAGTAATTTTCTTCATCATATAATTGAAAATACTGATGATGAAATTATTTGCATTGATAAACTTACATATGCTGCAAATACTAACAATCTCCCTAAAAATATATCTTTGTATCCATGTGACATTGCAGAAGATGGATGGTATGATAATGTCTTCACTAAACATGATGTCAAAACAATTTTTCATTTTGCAGCCGAAAGTCATGTAGATAATTCTATTGAAGATTGTTCAGAATTCATCAAGACAAATATCACTGGAACTGTAAATCTATTGAATGCATCTTTGAAGTACGATGTAGAAAAATTTATTCATGTCTCTACTGATGAGGTTTATGGTTCAATAGAAGAAGGTTCATTTACAGAACAATCTAATTACTCTCCTAAAAATCCATACTCTGCATCAAAAGCAGCAAGTGATCATTTTGTGATGGCATATCATAATACTTATGATCTCCCTGCAATTATTACAAACTGTTCAAATAATTATGGCCCAAGACAATATAAAGAGAAATTAATTCCACAAACAATTTGTAATATTCTTGACAATAAAAAAATTCCAGTTTATGGTAATGGATTGCAAGTTCGTGATTGGTTGTATGTAAAGGATCATTGTGCAGCACTCACTCAAGTATGGAAGTATGGTGAAGTTGGTGAAAAATATAATATTGGTGGAGAGTGTGAGATTAGAAATATTGATCTTGTAAAGAAAATACTAAAGTATATGGGTAGAGACGAAAGTATGATAGAATATGTCAAGGATAGGCCTGGTCATGACCGACGTTATTCCACTGACATTAAAAAGATCCAAAACCACATTGGATGGGAACCATTATATTCCCTTGACTATGGACTTCAACAAACAATTGAATGGTATGAAAATCACAGAAACTAATCTAAAAGATGCATTTGTAATCACCTCAAAAAAATATGAGGATGATAGAGGATTTTTTATGGAGTCTTTTAATTCCAAAGAATTTAGAGAAAATGTAAGTAGAACAGAATTTTTTGTTCAAGATAATCATTCCAAATCTAGTAAAGGTGTATTGAGAGGACTGCATTATCAGATTGAACATCCTCAAGCAAAGTTGGTAAGATGCATTTCTGGTGTTGTGTATGATGTAATTGTAGATCTTCGTAAAACATCAGAAACATTTGGAAAATGGTTTGGAATTACACTTGATAGGCCTGAATTACAATTGTGGGTTCCGCCTGGATTTGCTCATGGTTTTTATGTAGTCAGTGATTTGGCAGAGATAGTATATAAAACTACTGATTATTATTACCCAGAACATGATAGAACTCTTTTATGGAATGATTCGGAACTGAATATTGATTGGGGATTTGAAGGAAATCCAGTTCTTTCTCTAAAAGATTCGCAAGGAAAAACTTTTGAAGAGTGTGATAAGTACGAATATGAGTGATAAGATTTCCGTTTATGGTTCCACCGGTTTTATTGGTGGAACTTTTTGTCGTCTTTTTCCTGACCAAATTACACAAATACCTAGGAATGAGAGAGAACCTCAATCAAATAACATATTGTATTTGATCAGTACAACAACAAATCACAATGTCTTTGATAATCTTCAGATTGATGTTGATACTAATCTTAAAATCTTGCTGGAAACATTAGAAAAATGTAAAAACGAAAATATTGTATTTAATTATGTGAGCACTGGTTTTGTTTATGGTTTGAATATAAATGATGCATTAGAAACTGATCCTTGTGATCCCAGAGGATTTTATTCGATTACAAAGAGAGCTGCAGAGCAATTGATTATTTCATTCTGTCAAACATTTAATGTCAAGTATCGAATCATTCGTCTTGCTAATTTGTATGGGGATGATAAGACAGTATCACCAAAGAAAAATGTTCTTGGGTTTCTTATTAATTTGATGAAAGAGGATAAGACAATTACTCTTCATGATGGTGGCAGTCATATTCGGGATTATACTCACGCTGATGATGTGTGTAGGGGTATAAAACTTGTTATGGACAAGGGAGAGATGAACTCTATTTACAATGTAGCTAGTGGAGAATCAATGCCTTTTAGAAACATTATGGAAAAGGCAAGAGAACTATTGAATAGTAAAAGTCAATTTGTTTCTGTTGAAACTCCAGATTTTAACAAGGCAGTGTTACCATCAAATTTTTACATCAATACTAATAAATTAAAAACTTTGGGGTTTGTTCCCAGTATTTCTCTTGAGCAAGGATTGAAAAATCTCTGTTCTTGATGTATGATATATAATAGGAGTTTTATTGAATTATGAGTGAATATAAGAAAACAGCACTGGTGCTTGGTGCTGGTGGCTTTATTGGAAGTCATATGGTAAAGCGTCTTCGTTCAGAAGGATACTGGGTAAGAGGTGTAGATCTTAAACGACCAGAGTTTTCTGAAACTGAAGCAAATGAATTTATTCAAGGCGATCTTCGTGATGTAGATTTTGTTCGTCGATGTATTCGTTTCTCTGGATATCTTGGAAACTTTTATCAGCAGATTGCTGAAAAGTTTGTACTACCATTTGATGAGATCTATCAGTTCGCTGCTGATATGGGTGGTGCAGGTTTTGTTTTCACTGGTGAGAACGATGCAGACATCATGCATAATTCTGTTACAATTAATCTCAATGTTCTTGATGAACAACGTAAGTTCAATGAGACAGTAGGAAATAGAACTAAAATATTTTATTCTGGATCAGCATGTATGTATCCAGAGCACAATCAATTAGACCCTGATAATCCCGATTGTCGTGAAGAATCTGCATATCCCGCTAACCCCGACTCTGAATATGGATGGGAAAAACTTTTCTCGGAACGTTTATACTTTGCTTATAATCGCAATTACGGGATCCCTGTTAGAGTTGCTCGCTATCACAATATTTTTGGGCCCGAAGGAACCTGGGAAGGTGGAAGAGAAAAAGCACCAGCTGCAATCTGCCGTAAAGTCGCTTACCTCCCAGAGGAAGGTGGAGCAATCGAAGTGTGGGGAGATGGCCTACAAACTCGTTCCTTCTTGTTCGTTGACGAATGCATTGAAGCAACTCGAAGACTGATGGACAGTGACTTCATGGGTCCTGTGAATATTGGTTCCGAAGAGATGGTTACTATCAATCAACTTGTAGAAACTGCTGCTAGGGTTGCTAATAAAGAAGTAAGAAAGGTACACAAACTGGATGCTCCTCTTGGTGTTCGTGGACGCAACTCTAACAACGATGTCATTCGTAGGGAACTTGATTGGGACTATTCTCAAACTCTTGAAGAGGGCATTGCCAAAACTTACAATTGGATTTTGGAGCAGATTGATAAAAAATGAAAGTAACTATTTTAGGATCTTCAGGCCAAATCGGTGCATATCTCACAGAGTATCTTCGTGATAAAAATCATGAAGTTACGGAGTTTGATGTTGCCCGTCATCATGGTGAAGACCTTACCCAGATTCCAAATCATAATCTAGATCGTGCAATCAAGAATGCTGACTTTGTATTCTTCCTTGCATTTGATGTTGGTGGGTCGAGATATCTGAAAAAGTATCAACATACTTTTGATTTTATCAATAACAATACCCGTATAATGGCTCAAACTTTTGATTTACTCAAAAAGCACAATAAAAGGTTTGTGTTTGCATCATCTCAAATGAGTAATATGAGTTACTCTCCTTATGGTGCTTGTAAGAAACTTGGAGAACTCTATACTACCGCACTCAAAGGACTGACTGTTAAGTTCTGGAATGTTTATGGTATAGAAAAAGATCTAGACAAAGCTCATGTCATCACAGACTTCATTCGGAAAGGATTTGAAGAAAAAGAATTTGAGATGATGACTGATGGTACTGAAGAACGTCAGTTTTTGTATGCAGAGGATTGTTGTGAAGCTCTTGAAACCGTAATGGAAAACTTTACTGATTTCAAACCAGAAGATCCTCTTCACATTACCTCATTTCATTCCAATACTATTAGAGAAGTTGCTAATATCATTCAAGGTTGCTTCTCAATTGAAGGAATGCATGATGTAAAAATTAAGTCTGGACTTGCTAAAGACAATGTTCAGATGGATAAAAGGAACACCGCAGATACATTTATTCTTGATTGGTGGGTTCCTAAAACCACTATTGATGTGGGTATTCGAAAAGTATTCAACGAAATGAAAAAGGACTATATGTGATGAGATATTCTGTATCACATTGGAGTGGTAGATTGGGAAATAATATTCAGCAAGTTGCCAACTCAATTATGGCTGCTGAATATTACTCATCTTCTGTTAGCCAAAATTTAGATCATTCGATTATACAAAAATTTAATATTGTTTTTGGAGAAAATGATTTTGGAGGATCTGGAAGATTTTATTCTTGGGAACCTTTAGTTCATTGTGAAAAAGGTATATATGAAGGTGGTAATGAAATAGGTATACCTAAAGAATATGTGTATGGTAACATTAGAAGAATATGTAAAAGTATTGTATCTGATAAATTAGATCTTCCTAAAAAAGATGTTATAGGTGATGATACTATTGTTATGCATTTAAGAAGTGGAGATAATTATCATAGAATATTTGATCCGCCAACTAACTATATTCCAAATCCTCTTATTTTTTATTTAAATTTGATAGAATCTTTCGACAAATGTATTTTGATAACAGAGCCTGATACTGAAAATCCAATCATTCATGAACTAAAGAAAATAAATAAAGTTGAAATTCAATCATCAAGTGTTGCAGACGATTTTGCAACACTCATGTCAGCAAAAAATGTTGCATTATCTGGGGTAGGAACTTTTGCTATGGCAGCAGTTTTATGCTCTAAAAGTATAAAAAATTTATATACGACAGATCTTTTATTGACAGAACATTTAAATTATAGTATGGTTTTCAATACAGATATAAATGTTCATTTGATGGAATTGGATAATTATCTTCCTGTTTTTCCATGTAGTTGGAAAAATACAGAAGAGCAAAGAAAATTTATTTTAGAGTATCGATGAAAATATTTGTTACTGGATGTGCCGGATTATTAGGTGCAAATTATGCAAGACATCTTCTTACCAATGGTCATACTGTTATTGGTATTGATGACTTATCTGGTGGACATAAAGCATTTCTTCCAAAGGGTGAGAACTTTCAGTTTGTGAAACTCAATCTGGAGAGGCGCAAGAAAGTAGAGGCACTCTTTGAGGAGCATCGTCCAGATGTCTTACTTCACTTTGCCGCATATGCTGCAGAGGGACTGTCTCCCTTTATTCGTAATTACAACTATCGGAATAATCTTATTTGCTCTGCTAACTTGATCAATCCTTGCATTACTTACAATACAAAGATGATCTTTACATCTAGTATGGCAGTCTATGGAGAACAGGAACCCCCCTTCACTGAAGATAAGAAACCACAACCAATCGATCCCTATGGTATGGCAAAGTATGCTGTAGAGTGTGATTTAAAGATGGCTAATCAACAGTTTGGACTGCGATATAATATTGTCCGTCCTCATAATGTTCTGGGTATCTATCAGAATATCTGGGATCGTTATCGTAATGTGATTGGTATCTTTATTCGTAAGACTCTGAATGGTCAACCCATTCTTGTCTATGGTGATGGAGAACAGACTCGTGCTTTCTCTGATATCAGATATTACATGGAACCGTTTGATATTCTCTTGTCAGAGTTTGATGGGGAGACCTTTAATATCGGTGCAGACAAATACTTTACTTTGAATCAAGTTGCTGAAACAGTTCAATCTATTGGTAAGAAGTATGGGTATGATGTTCCCATTGAACATGGCCCACCACGACACGAAGCAAAGCACGCATATTGTAATCATGATAAGGCAAAAAACTTGCTTAAATTCAAAGATAATACTAAACTGGAAGAGTTAATTGAAGATATGTTTGTATGGGCAATGAAACAACCTAATAGAAAAGTGAAAAATATGGAATATGAAGTCACTGAAGGAATCTACGATTATTGGAAGAACTGACTATGCAAGAAGCTAATTGGCCTAAGTGTCCTAGGTATTTTAATTCTGACTTTGATAATCTCAAATATCAGTTTCCTGGATCCGAAAATATTACAAACAATTATGCACAATCGATGCAAGATATGTTTGTTCTTTCCATGCTTGATGGTAAAAAGAATGGAGTATATGTTGAGATCGGTGCAGATCAACCACGAGTTATCAGCAATACCTATCTTCTAGAAACTGAGTTTGATTGGATGGGCGTGTCTTTTGAAGTGGATGGTGATAAAGTTCAGTTCTTCAATACGATGCGAAGGAATCAATGTATCTGTGCAGACGCAACAAAATTTGATTACAAGTTTTTATTTGAAGAGAGAAACTATCCTAAACAAATTGACTATCTTCAACTTGACATTGAACCTGCAGAGCAAACTCTAAATGCTCTTAAGGCACTCCCTTTAGATGAATATAGATACTCTGTCATCACATATGAAACTGATGTCTATTGTGATGGGCCTGACAGTCAAGACGAACAAGCACGTATCCTAAAGTCGCATGGATATCAGTTGGTTGCTAAAAATGTGATGAACGAGGGAAATCCTTATGAGGACTGGTGGGTTGATCCTGCAGTTGTCCCAGAGGAAAGATGGAAACCATGTAAGACTATGTTGGGTATTGATTGTAAGGAGGTTATTTGTAAATGAGTTGGACTCTACAAGATTCTGCAGTGAAGCCATATCTGCAGGTGTGTCATTATGCAGCAGTTAATTCAGATTATTTCAACACTTTCAAGAGTATTGGAGCGTATCGTCATGTTCTAGAGCATGTTTCTCAAGAAGAGGGTCAACTCTATCTTGATGAGATTGAAATTGACTACAAAGACAAACTAGATGAAATCAAACAGAATGACACGATTGGTAATCCAGTAATGTTTGATTATCCTGATGTAGGTATGATGTCACCTACAACCATTCGTTATATCAAGAATGTTTCTGATATTATTAATGCATTTGGCACGGGAATGAAATCTATTGTCGAAGTTGGTGGTGGTTATGGTGGTTTGTGTAAAGTCATGAGTTCTTTCATTGACTTTGATAATTATCTTCTGATTGATCTTGAAGAATGTAATGAACTCTCTCGTAAATATCTTTCCGAGTTTGATCTACCCACTTTGTCCCATCGGGGAGAAGAGATTGAGATAGAGGAAAACTTTGATCTGTTCATTAGCAACTATGCTTTGTCTGAATGTGATCGGGAAACGCAGATGGAATATATTAATAAGTTTGTGAAAAAGTCGGACAGATTTTATCTGATGCACAATGACTTCCATGTTGATCATGGAAATATGTCTCACCAGGAGTTTGTAGAAATCATGTCAGATACTCATGAAGTTAATTTTTATGGAGAACATGGTGTAGAATCTAATCCAAAAGTAATGTATGGTACTATCAAATGAAAGTTTTCGATTCCTTTATCTTCTTCAACGAACTAGAATTGTTGGAGATGCGGTTGAATATTCTTAAGGATGTTGTTGATTATTTTGTTCTTACGGAATCTCCATTCACTGTAAGTGGTAATGAAAAACCTCTCTACTATCAAGAGAACAAAGATCGTTTTGGTAAGTTGAACGATAAGATTATTCATCATGTGACTGAAGAGATTCCTAATGATTTTAGTCACATGCTTGAAAAGACCAAGTATCATGTGGCCTATAATGATAAAGATCCATATGGAACCAGGTTTATTGATATTCCTATTCGTTTCCAACGTGCTATCTACAACAGAAACAATAGTGCTTTTGGTATTGAGAAAGCAGGAGTATCTGATGAGGACGTGGTGATCACTAGTGATGCTGATGAAATTATTAACCCATATGTCCTAGAAGACCTTTCCTGGTTTGATCCTAACAATCACTATGTGACTCTCTGCAATGCCTACTACTACAAACTGAACTTCCTGTATCAAGATGATTGGATGGGATCAAGAATTTGTACTTGGAAACATTTAAAATCAACAACAATTGATCAGCATCGTCAAGATCACAAAAATGCATATAGGATTGAGGATGGTGGTTGGCATTTTAGCTTTTTGGGCAATGCTGAAAACTTTAAATTAAAATTAGCATCTTATGAGCATACTGAAAACAACACTGATGTTAATGTTTCTAATGCTGAAGAAAAAGTAGAACAAGGTCTCGATCCTTTGAATCGTGGCATGACATATAAAGCTGTACCGATTGATGATTCATACCCCGAATATATTGTAGAGAATCAGGACAAGTATGCAGAATTTATTAAACCATGGAACTAATTGAAGGTGTAGCATTATCTGAACTGTGTGATTATTCTTTTGGTGATCAGTCAGGACAATGGGGGAACATTTATACCTCTTTTATGAAAGATGCAAATCTTATGAATGTGGAGTTTGTGTCAAAGTTATTTGAAATAAAGAAGAGTCGTAATTATATGACTTTGTTTATTGACAATATACGACTGTATAAAAGAGATATTGTTGAAGTCAAACCTGAAGACCGGCCATATATTGAATCTCTTCATAGAAGGAGTGATCTTCTTAAATTATGTGGCAATTTTCCTGATATGAGATTTGTCATTTTTACTAATCTGGAAGACACACCTACTGATGAATTTATATTTGGTTCTATTCCTGACAATGTGATTAGAATTGTTGCAGTCAATGCAGTATCTTTTGGTGAAAAGGTAATTCCTGCTCCTTATGGAGTTCAAAGAAGAATGTCTATGAGTGATAATAGAATTGAACTTCTTCAGGAGGAGATGGAAAAAAGTAATCCAAACTCATACAAACTTCTTTATATTAATCATAATGAAAATAATCATTCAGAAAGATCTGGATTGAAAGAAAAGTTTCAAAATGAATCCTGGACCTTTGTTGAACAAAATCGAGTTGGTTATTCAACTTTTCTTGAGGGGATTAAATCGTGCAAATTTGTTCTTTGTCCTCGTGGTAATGCTATTGACTGTCACCGCAACTGGGAAGTTCTGTATATGAGAAGGGTTCCTATTATGAAAAGGCACTCTTATCTAGAGGAACTGTTTAAAGATTATCCAGTTCTTTTTGTTGATGAGTATAGTGAAATAACAAAAGAACTTTTGGTACAAAATAACGACCTGTTCTTACAGGCACAGAAAATGGAATTATATAATTTAGATTTAAATAATTTTTTTCAAAAATATATTGAGGATGTAAAATGACAACAAAAACATTAGTAGTATCAAATCATAATTCTGATCTTGAGTGGCTAAGCACTACTTATGATTATGGGTTTTCACCAGAAAATACCATCATTTATGATAGAAGTGATGTTGAAAAGGATTGGAGTCATCTTGGTGAAAGTATTCGTTCTCCCAATGTTGGTGAAAACATCTATGATATAATGAGATATATTGTGGAACATTATGAGAAACTTCCCGATGTTTGTATTTTCATAAAAGGAAATATGTTTCAAAGACCTGAAGATAAAGGTGGGGCAGAGTATTATACAACTCGTGAAAGATTTTATCGTGCTTTGACTGCCGAGTATTTTCTTCCTATTGAAAGATTTCATGACAGTACGGCTTTTGTTTGTAATGGTGGAGGATTTATTCAACCGACATGGGAAGCAGTGTCTAATCAAACAATCTATACAAGACACTTTTCAACTTTTCCACAAATGCTTGGTAAACTATTTCAAAATCCTCCTAATTTTCCTTTTAATAGATTTGCTCCTGGCGGAAACTATGTTGTTCCTAAAGCAAATATTTTAAAATTTAGTAAAGAGTTTTATGAAAAACTAAAGTTTTTTGTTTCATATGAACCACCTGAAGAATTTCAAAGCACTTCTGGTGAGTCATATTTGATAGAAAGATTGTTATATATGATGTGGACTGAAGACCTTCAGGAAATCTAATAAATATTGGAAATTGACAACTTAATGGGTGTCTTGTAGAATATGTATTGGTGGAGATAAAGAATATGTATCAGTTGATTGAAAATTTTATTGACTCTGCCAAAGAGATGGATGATGATATCTTTCCATTTATGGCAAATAAGAATTGGAAAGAAGGTAAACCTGTTTTTTATTCTGGTCCTTATTGGGATGACCTTGAAGCCAGAGAACTTATTTACTCTGTTATGAAAGGTAAGTGGTTATCATCTGGAGAAAAGGTTAATAAATTTGAGCATGAATTTTCACAAAAGTTTGGATTTAAACATTCTGTAATGGTAAATTCTGGGAGTTCTGCAAATCTTGTAATGTTTGCTGCTCTTAAAAAATATTTTGGATGGAAAGATGGTGACGAAATTATTGTCTGTGCATGTGGATTTGCGACTACTGTAGCTCCTATTGCACAATGTGGATTGAAACCAGTATTTGTTGATATTGTTTGGGAGGATTTGAATTGGAATCTTGATCAGGTTGCAGATAAAATCACACCAAATACAAGAGCAGTTATATCTTCACCTGTTCTTGGTAATGCATACGATATGGATAAACTGGTTGATATATGCAAAACAAATGATGTACATTTAATCGCAGACAATTGTGATAGTCTTGGTAGCACTTGGAAGGGTGACTATTTGACAAAACATGCTATTGCAGCATCTTGCTCATTTTATCCAGCACATCACATTTGCACAATTGAAGGTGGAATGGTTTCTTCAAATGAGAAGGCTATAGTAGATCTTGCTAGAAGTTTTGCATGGTGGGGACGAGGATGTTATTGTGTTGGACAGCAAAATCTTCTTTCGAATGGTGTTTGTGGGAGGAGATTTGACACTTGGTTGCAGGATTATCCTGATATTGTTGATCACAAATATGTGTTTGGTAATATGGGATATAATCTTAAACCTTTAGATATGCAAGGTGCAGTTGGTTCAATTCAACTTCTCAAGTTTGAAGAGATACATAAGATTCGTAGAAGTAATAAGAAAAAAATACAAAAGATTATTGAGAGTATTCCTGGTACTGGAGTTGTAAATGAGCGAGAAGAATCTGAAACAAGTTGGTTTGGAGTTCCTATTGTTTGTGATGATAAAAATCTGAAAAGATCTTTAGTTTCGCATTTTGAAAAAAATAAAATTCAAACTCGCAATTATTTTGCTGGTAATATCTTATTGCATCCTGGATATAGTCATTTAGATGATGCTAGAAAATATCCAGAAGCAAATCAAGTTCTTGATAAAGTATTTTTCTTGGGATGCTCTCCTACAATTACACAAGATATGATTGATTACATTGCAAAAGTTGTTTCTGAATTCAAATGATTGTTTCTGAATTTTATTATGGTCAAGGTTTTGGTAACCAGTTATTTGTTTACGTAGCTACTAGAATGCTCGCCCGTAAGAGGGGATTTGATTATGGGTTCACTGGACTGGAAAATTTTGGCGATAGAAGATTCAATGATAATGGAATTCATTTTATGGATCTTGATCTTGGTAAACCAGTTTATGGTGGTTCCAGTCCTCCTGGCGGCCCACCAGATAAACTTCCTGATGGGATAGAGAACTATTATGTAGAACATAGGCACGGGTTATATACTGACCCTATGCTAAAAACAGATATTAGACTCACTGATAAAAAACTTTTTGAAATAAAAGATAATACAAAGATTGATGGATCTTTTCAATCGGAAGATTATTTTTATGATGAAATGGATTTGGTTCGTAGTTGGTTAAAAGTAAAACCAGAATTTGAACACAATGAAACTTGTGGTGATGATATTTGTGTCATCAATTTTCGTGGTAGTGATATGATTGGGAATGCTGGTTGTTGGTTTCCAAGATCATATTATGACAATGCAATACAAAATATGTTGAAGTTTAATCCGAACATGAGATTTTGTATTGTTACTGAAGATGTTAAAACTGCAAATATAGTTTTACCAGAGTTTCCTGCTTATCATGATAGTGTTGCTTGGGATTTTGTTGCACTTAAAAATGCAAAAAATATTATTTGTGGAGCATCAACATTTGCTTGCTGGCCATTGTGGTTGAATAAAAACATACAAAATTGCATTGCTCCAAAGTATTGGTTTGATCACAATAGATCTCAAGGATGGTGGTCTCTTGGATGTAGCATATATAGTTACCCAACTTATTATATGGACAGAGTAGGTAAACTCTTTACACCTGATGAATGTAGGTTAGAATGGGAAGAGTATAAGCAAAGAACAAATATCTATAGAGATGAAGTATGATTGATCTATCTGATGTTACATTGGTCAGTATTGATACTACAGACCGAATAAATGAAACTCTAACTGCGGTTTATACCAGCATGAATGGTATAAAATATGGGTCCGTGAAATTAGTAACAGATAAGGATCCTCCAAATTTAGATTCAAATATCACCATAGAACGACCAGTAACTGATATTAAAAACTATAATGATTATAATCATTATGTCGTGTACCATCTTCATAATCATATAGACACATCACACTGCTTACTTGTTCAGCAAGATGGTTTTGTTTTGTTCCCAGATAAATGGGATCCACAATGGTTGAATTATGATTATATTGGAGCTCCATGGGCAGTAGTTGAGGATGCATACATTGATCCTTTTGGTAATCACCATCGTGTTGGTAATGGTGGATTTTCTTTAAGGAGTAAAAAGTTTCTTGAGGTTCCGACTAAAGTTGAAGTTCCTTGGGAAACTAACAATAGTGACTTTTATTGGATGCCAGAAGGAGTTGTGAATTATCATGAGGATGGAAATGTTTGTGTTCATAATAGGCATATTTTTATAGAGCAGGGGTGTAAGTATGCACCTGTTGATGTTGCTGTAAGATTTTCACAGGAAACAAGAGTTCCGGAATGTGAGGGGGTGACACCATTTGGATTTCATTATAGACTACCACCAGGAGTTAAATTAGAAAGATGATAGGACATAACCATCTAGGAAAGAATGGCCGATTTGGAAATCAAATGTTCCAATATGCAGCAACTAAAGGAATTGCAAAAGCAAGAGGATATGACTTTTGTATTCCGAATGGACCGAGGAATGATGATGAGTTTAATGATGAAGAAAATCAACATAAACTCTTCATGGCTTTTAAATTGCCATCACTTAATAATGTTGGTCTTTTAAATGGACAATATAAACAGGAATCATCTTTTAGGTATGATAAAGAACTTGTAAAAACTTGTCCTGATAATGTAAATCTATATGGTTACTTTCAGTCTGAAAGATATTTCTTTCATGTAGAAGAAGAACTTCGTAAAGACTTTGAGTTTCGTGATGATGTAAAGAAACTCTGTGATGAAATTTGGAAAGAAATTGTCATTGATGAGGGACATACAGAAGCAATTTCTCTGCACGTTCGTCGCACAGATCATTTGATCAAACCAACATATCATCCTGTGCTTCCTATCAGTTACTATGAAGAAGCACTGTCTAAACTTCCCGAAGACATTCCAGTTTTTGTCTTTACTGATGACCCTCAATGGGCTTTTGGACATGAGTTTTTCTCTTCAGATAGATTCTTTATCTCTGAAAGTGATAACATACATGATATGTGTTTGATGTCTATGTGTAATTACAACATCATTGCCAACTCTACCTTCTCATGGTGGGGAGCATGGTTGGCAGGACATAATAGGGTGATTGGTCCTAAACTGTGGTTTGGACCTGATGGGGAGGATCCTACGGATATTTACCAGAAGGAATGGGAGTATCTTGATGTCTGAAATCAGCATTGCTATCCCGTGCCATGATCGTGGTGAGAATGGCCCTAAGTGGTTGAGAGAACTCTTCGATTCAATTAAGAGTCAAACTTTTCAAGATATTGATATTGTCATTTCTGATCAAAGTAAGAATGATGGTATCTTGGATGTCTGTAAGGAATATTCAGATGATTTTGAATTCACATATGTTAGATATGAGGGTGATGTCCCTTGTGAAAATATAAACGTTGCTCTTGATAACTGTGAAGGTAGAATTATTAAAATCATGTTCTCTGATGATGTGTTTGTAGATAACACTGCTCTTCAAAACATATATGATCAGTATCAAGACCCTGAGTGTAAGTGGGTATTCAGTGGATTTTGTGAACTGAGAGATGGTAGATATGCAAGTGAAAAGATGCCTATATGGTCAGACTACACTTTAGAAGGTAGAAATTTACTCAGCAGCCCTTCTGCAGTTTCTTTTCTAAATGATTGTAAGGTGAAATTTGATATTAATCTCAAACTCTTGCTTGACACTGATTTTTATCATAGAATGAGATGGAATAATGGTATGCCTAAATTCATTCATAGTGTATTGATTGCAAATCGTGAGCATGATAATAGAGTAAGCAGTCAGGCAACATCACAGTATGACTGTGTAATTGAACATCCAGAGGGAAACTGGATGATGAACAGAGGAGAGTATCGCTATGTTCAAGAAAAATATCCAGAGTTCATGAAAAACAGAAAGTATCCAGATGAGAATTGATTTAACGAAAGCTACATTCATAATTCCAATACGAATAGAGTCAGAAGATCGGCTTAGAAATATCATAACGGTAGTTGCATTTCTTTTAGAAACTTTTGATACTAATATTCTCATCAAAGAGGTAGATACTCATTCAGTGTTTGAAGAGAAGGCAATGCCAATTCTTCATAATATTGTGGATGTAGATATCAATATTAACCACATCTTTGAGAAAAGTGATGATAAGTTATTTCATCGACAAAGAATTATTAATGAAATGTTGATGGAAGCAAAGACTGAAGTTATTTTCAATTATGATAGTGATGTAATTCTTCCTCTAGAATCTTATGTAAAATCATATCAAAGTATACTTGATAAAACTTTTGATGTGGTCTATCCTTATGAGAGAGGAAACTTTCAAAAACGAGTGTATGCTGACGATGAGGTCGTCTCCAAGTTTTTAATGACAAAGGACTATACCGATTTGGATAAGCATACAAATATTTCAACTGCTGATGCTGGATGGGTGCAAGTTTTCAATAGGGATGTTTATATAGAGGGAGGAATGGAGAATGAAAACTTTAAAGCCTATGCTCCAGAAGATGTTGAGAGATTGCACAGATTCACCACTTTAGGATATAAGGTTGGTAGAATTGTTGATTTTGTTTATCATTTGGAGCATGGGAGAAGTGAAAATTCTTGGTTTTCCAATCCACACATGGCAAGTAATGTTGCTGAATGGGAAAAAATAAAAGTCTTAAATAAGAAACAATTAAAACATTATTATTCACGTCAAAAATATCTGAAAAAATATAATCACTTTCAAATTTGATGTAGTGATTCAATCATGTGTAAACTGTAATTTTTTAAAGGAGAAATAAAATGAATAAGTTAAAAATTGATTCTGAAGATCTTCTTGCAAACTATAATCAGTATGAATATCTTACTGATTATATGTGGGCCGGTCAAAAAGGTAACTGGAACAAACCAGGAGTGAGTGATTATCCACTATATGCATATCTTTCTACATTATTTAATGATATAACGATTCTTGAGATTGGAACATGCTTGGGTGGATCTGCACTTATGATGTCTCATAATGAATCTAATAATATTATCAGTTATGATATTGCCAAACATTCTAATGATGTTCCTGAAAAATTTAGAAACATTGAATTTAGAATTGGTAATTTTATGAATGATAATATTGATTACACTAATATTAGATTTTTAACAATTGATGCAGCACATACTGGTAGAGAAGAAGTTGAAATGGTTAAACATTTGGAGAGTGTTTGGGAAGGTGGATTGTTATTTTTGGATGATATCCATAATAATGCCGGTGGAAGTATGCAAGAATTTTGGGATGGAATTGATCGTGATAGGCATGATTGTTATGACTTTTCTGAACTTGGTCATGGTTCCCGATTAGGTACGGGAATTGTTAACTTCAACAAATACTATGATTTAGAAATTATTTGAGATTATGTTATTTTTTAATCACATAGGAAGTCTGGGGAGACTTGGAAATCAAATGTTCGAATATGCTGCTCTTCGTGGAATAGCAGCTAAACATGGTTATCAATTTTGTATTCCTCCATCACATATGAAAGGGATAGAAAATTATAGTCTTCATGATTGCTTTAAACTCTCATCAAATAGACATGAGGGAATTGGTGAGGATGTTAAATACGTTCAGGAACCACACTTTCATTTCTCTCAAGAACTCTTTGACAAATGTCCAGACAATACAAGTCTCCATGGGTTCTTTCAATCTGAAAAATACTTTCAACACATTTCAGATCAAATAAGAGAGGACTACACATTTCATGATGAACATCTTCTTCCGTGTAAGGAGATGATGTCTACAGTTGAAGGTGAACCTATTATGCTTCATGTTCGACGTGGAGATCCAAATCTCACTGACCCTCGTGGATTCAAATGGAGTTATACTCAATGTGGTGATCAACACCCTGTTCAACCACTTGAATATTATGAGCGAGCCCTTGCAGAGTTTGATGATGATCAACCAGTAATTGTATTTTCAGATTCTCCTGAATGGGTCAAAGAACAAGAATTTTTCTCTGGAGATAGATTTTTAATTTCTGAACCTCAACAGAAATATTCTGATGGTTCTTATACACCATATGCTGACTTGTGCTTGATGTCATTGTGTTCACATGCTATAATTGCTAACAGTAGTATGAGTTGGTGGGGAGCATGGTTGATTGCAAACCCTAACAAAAAAGTGATTGCACCAAAGATGTGGTTTGGTCCTGCTTATGCAGATAAAAACATCAAAGACCTTTATTGTTCCGATTGGATTGTGCTATGAATAGAATTACAGACTATCAACATCTCAAAGAAAATATTGTTAAATGGTTAAATCAATATGTTTCAGATAATCCTAGTATCAAAGCATTTGTTGTAGGGGTATCTGGTGGAATCGATTCTGCTGTTACAGCTACTCTTTGTGCTGAAACTGGGTTTCCAACTTATGTTCTTTCAATGCCATTGTATTCTTCTCATGATAGTGATTCTCTTTCAAGAGATTATGTTAATGAGTTGGAAAAGAAATATGATAATGTGACTAAAGTTCGAGTTGAACTTTCTGGAGTTTATGATAAATTCTTGCAATCATTTGGATGGTGGACTGGTGATGAGTTTACTAAAAATGAACTTGCAAATGCGAATACAAAATCACGACTTCGTATGGTAACTTTATATCAAGTTGCTGGTTCTAAAAATGGTATTGTTGTTGGAACTGGTAATAAGGTTGAGGATTATGGTGTTGGGTTTTATACTAAATATGGTGACGGTGGTGTTGATATTGCACCAATTGCAGATCTTTATAAAACAGAAGTATGGGAACTTGGAAAATATCTTGGTGTAGATCAACGTATTATTGATGCTCCTCCAACCGATGGGCTTTGGGGAGATAGTAGAACGGATGAGCAACAACTTGGTGTTTCCTATGAACTTCTCGAATGGGTAATGGAAAGTGGAATAATGGATTGGAAAGATCCATCTTCACTTGATATGTGGAAAGGTAATCCTTTATCTGATGAACAGAAACATGCAGTTAAGCAATATCAAAAGTTTAACACCCAGAATCAACATAAAATGTCATCAATTCCTACGTTTAAACTATGAAAATTGGAGTTATCGGAGCTGGTAGATTAGGTATTTGCTTTGCTCTTCTTTGCGAACAAGCTGGATATGAAGTTATTGTTTCTGATTGCAGAGAAGACTATGTAAATGGTCTTCAAAACAAATTTATTAATACCAATGAACCTGAAGTACAGAAGATGCTACTTGAGGCAACAAACTTTACTGCTACGATAAGTAATCAGAAAGTAATTGATGAGTGTGATATAATTTACACTCTTGTTGCAACACCTTCACGTTCGGATGGAAGTTATAACGTTGAAGCTGTATGGGAGGTAGTGGAAGATATTAAAAAATCTTCTAAATCTGCTGGTAAATCTTTTGTTGTTGGGTGTACAACAAATCCTGGAGATTGTGCAGAGATTCAAGAAGAGTTGAAAGAATGCGGTGTAGAAGTATTTTACAATCCAGAATTTATTGCTCAAGGATCCATTGTACGTGATTTGAGACGTGCAGATATGGTTCTCATTGGTGGTGATAATAGTTTAGTATATGCAGATCTTTGTGAACTTTATCACAAGATTCAGGAAACTGAACCAAAGATTCACTTTATGTCAACTACTTCTGCAGAACTTGTCAAACTTGCAGTTAATTGTTTTCTAACAACAAAAATTAGTTATGCAAACATGGTTGGACAAGTGATGACTCTCTATGGTTTGGAGAATGAAATATCAACTGTTCTTGAAGCAATTGGTGATGATACGAGAGTTGGTCGTAAATATTTGAAGTATGGATATGGTTTTGGTGGCCCATGTCTTCCTAGAGATAATCGTTCTTTTGGAGCATTTGCAAAAAAACTTGGTCTCAAATTTGATCTAGGAAACACCACTGATAACTTTAATAATGAACATGCAAAATTCTTATGTGATTATTTTATTTCTAAAAATGTAAATAAACTTCCTTTTTACTTTGATTATGTTTCTTATAAAAAAGGAACTGATATTCTCACAGAGAGTCAGCAGTATAGACTTTGTTTAGACCTTCTTTATGCTGGTTATACTGTTTATATTGACGATATTGAAACTATTATGACACAGATTAGAGACGATCTTGATGGATATGGTGAACGGGTTAAGTTTGGCAAACCATCTGAAGAAGTTTATAAGATTGACTTTTAAAAAATGACAGAAGCACTTTTAGATAAAAATAAATCTGCCTTTAAACTTAAGGGTATGGGTCCGATATATTGTATCAATCTGGATGATCAACCAGAAAGATGGAAGTATATGGAAGATCAATTTAAGTATTGGGAAATTGAAAACTATACTCGCATCTCTGGATATGATGGCCGTGATGATGACTTGAGTGATATACTCACAGGAAAATATCCTGATAGAGTTTCTTCTGGAGAAATTGGATGTTCTACAAGTCATCTTAAAGCCATCAAGCATTGGTTAGAAACTTCTGATTCTCCTTATGCGATTATGATGGAAGATGACTGTAGTTTAGAAACGGTAAGGTTTTGGAATTTTACTTGGAATGACTTTTATGCACATGTTCCATATGATTGGGATGTAGTTCAAATTGCTATTATCTGTACTGGGGATATTCATGTTCGTCTTCACAAAAGATTTGTAAATGATTTTTCAACAGCATGTTATATTATCAATCGTCATCATGCAGAAAAACTTTTAAGATTTCATGTTCGTGGTGAAAAGTATAAATTGGACAATGGATGTAAACCAAGACCAGTTGCTGATGATTTGATTTATAATTCCGGTAACACTTATTCCATGCCCCTATTAGTCTATAGAACAGAACTTGGGTCTTCTATACACCCAGAGCACGTTGACATCTATCACAAGGGCAATTACCAGGCTCTCACTAACTTTTGGCAACAGAATGGTGCTAATATTGATATTGTTGATTATATGAACTACGATCCATATCTTGGAAGAATTACGGAACCAACACAAAGAGATGCTTGACAGAACTTTACATTTCCTATATAATTATGTAACAGTTCTTTACAAAGACAATGACCGTAACAACTAATGAGCGTGGACAACAGAATATGTGGGCAACTGAACCCACCATGTACATGACTAAAGAAGATCTTGATCGTTATGGTATCGAAACACATGCTGAAAAAGCAGAGAAACTGAACGGTCGTGTTGCCATGCTGGGATTCGTCGCAGCAGTCGTTTCCTATGCAACTACTGGTAGCCTGTTCTTCTTCGGTGCATTCGGTATTTGATTATGGAACACAGCATCGTTGAACTTTTCACATATTATGTGATTGCTGGAGCACTCATCATCGGAGCACCTGCCGTCTTTTTCCTTGTTGCTTTCATGCCTGCTCTTCAGAATACGAAGGGTCGTATGGTAGGATATAAGGACCACAAGACTTATGGTGATTCATCTATTTACGAAGTAAACAGGAGCACTTGACAATGACTTCAACTTTGTTTACAATAACTAGCATTGCCTTCTTTGTATTGTTGGCATACTCTGTAGAACAATTATCTGAAACTTACTAAACAAATGGCTTTTAACGTAACTCTTCGCACTCCTGACGGCACCGAGAATACTATCTCTGTTGAAGATGATCAGTATATTCTTGATGCTGCCGAAGAAGCAGGTGTTGAAATGAACTATTCTTGTCGTGCAGGTGCGTGTTCATCATGTGCTGGCAAAATTGTCTCTGGAACAGTTGATCAATCCGATCAATCTTTCCTTGATGATGATCAAATTGAAGCAGGATTTGTTCTCACTTGTGTTGCATATCCAACTTCTGATCTTGTTATCGAAACTGAAAAGGAAGAGGAACTCTACTGATGAACAAGTTTCTTCTTTTCTCCAAGGACTCTTGTGGCCCTTGTATGTTGGTAGAAAAATACTTTCGTTCTATCAAAGATGAAAGAACCAGCATCATTGAAAAGGTAGATCTTGAAGATTTTGGGTCAACTCCATCTCAAGAAGCACTAGATCTTGCTAAAAAGTATGGTGTGACTGCAACACCTGTTCTTGTTGTTACAGATTCTGAAGGAAACAAGTTAGAAGAATACATAGGTGGTATGGGAATTACCCAAAACATCAGAAAGTTATTTGATCAGTATGCCAAATCCTAATCAACTTCAAGAAGACATAGTTAAATTAAATGCCCTATACGAAGAACTCTGCTGGGGGCACGATGACGAATTAGTATTCAGTCACGAAAATGGCAGAGTCGTTATTTACAACAAAACTCAGGAGCAAAAACAATGAACGAAAAAGCAGAACGCATTAATGGTTGGGCAGCAATGATTGGAGTCATTGCCGCAATGGGATCTTATGCCGTTAGTGGCCAGATCATTCCAGGTGTATGGTGAATGATATGTTACTTCTAGGTTCTATAATGCTGGGCACATTTATTTTTTATGCCGCCCTGTTTAGTGAGGACGTAGATGATGATGATGACATGGACGGCGGTATGATGGTTCCCGCATATAACCCAATTTAATTCTCAAACTCTGTTCTAAATAAAGGACAGAGTTTTTTTTGTATTATGTCACATAACCAATTGACAAGAGATGAAATCAAGTGTCATGTTCTTAAGTTAAAACATCAAGTTGATCAAGAGCCAAAAACTGTATGGCAAGGAGAAAAGGATCTTGCTCATAAGTATCTTAATTTGGTCTTGGACAAGATAGAGGAATATCGATTTTAGGGGTTGACACCCCTTTTTTTGTGCCTTATAATAGACAGGTCTTCGGGAGACACCGCTTCAACACCTCCAAATGGGTACTACCAAATGGGGACTTGACAAGTAGTGGAGACCGTAGTATACTAAATAAATCAACGACAAAGAAGTTTACATTTCTTAACCGTTGGAACACACCCCGCAAACCGAGACCTCTAGGGTGTCTAAATCACGTCTCTTATATCCCAAGGCGAGGGGTCTTGGGAAATAGTAACTCCACCATGTCCCTGATGGTCTTACTTAAATTTCAAAACAATGTCTTCTACAACACTTTCAAAACAACAATCGAATACTTGGGACCAGTTCACTGAGTGGGTCACTTCCACCAACAATCGTCTTTATGTTGGTTGGTTCGGAACTCTTATGATTCCAACCCTGCTTGCTGCTACACTCTGCTTCATCGTTGCCTTCATCGCTGCTCCTCCTGTGGACATCGATGGCATCCGTGAACCAGTCGCTGGTTCTCTCCTTTATGGAAACAACATCATCTCTGGTGCTGTTGTTCCTTCTTCTAACGCAATTGGACTCCACTTCTATCCCATCTGGGAAGCTGCATCACTTGATGAATGGCTTTACAACGGTGGTCCTTATCAAT